CGTCATGATGAATAAATCTCTTCTCATTTGCTCATTTACGTTCCATAACTGCTGAAATTCAAGGTTTTCTGTGGCCGTAATTTTTTGCAATTCATAATATTCTTGCATTCGGGGCGGTAAGTAGGTCATTAGGTCGATTTCTCTTATCATACCGTTATCCCCCCAAAGACAGGCACTTCAAATTTATCAAGCATCAGATTGTTCGTTGAGCCGTTGATTTGCGTATTTGTCACATCAAGAATTCCATGAACTGATAAAATGCGAGTTTCTATTTGTGATACACGGACCACCAGATATTCTTCATTCGCCCATGAAGTCCTCTGTTCCAGCAAGTATTCTTGAACGCCATTGATAACTTGCGGTTCTACGGACGCCCACGATGCGTAACTGTCAAGGGTAATTGATGTCTGAATGTCAACAGTCACATCGGCTACCGTGTCCACCGTAACCACATGACCAATCGGCGCAAGGCCTACCCCCTCACCATTGTTCTGTGGGGGGTCAATTTCCGTCTGGACAAAGTCAATCAATGTTTGTGATGCCTTGTTGTATTGAGCGTCTAAAATCGTCAATTTGACCGTACCGCCACCATTCCAAATCGGTGTAACTTTCGTTGAACCAACCCCGGCGATGGAATTAGTTTTATTCAAATAATCTTTGACATTGCCGCCGAATGCTTTATCATTGAAGCTATCGAAATACCGCTGCCGTAAGTGTTCGGTTTCTTCTTCATCTTGCGCCGGTATGAGAATATCGGTCAACTCGGCGGCTTGCAAACCGTCAATATAATCCACGGGAACGAGCGCCCCCAAATAGTGATTGCCTTCTATTCCCACCATTTCACATTTAACTTCATATACACCCGCTGATATTAGTTTCATGGCCGTATAATGAATATTTCTATTGGGAATCCTAAATCGTTTTCCTAAAGCATTGATGCCTGCTGGTGCGAATGAACCTTTCAGAACTGCATATGTCGCTGGGTCAGGCGCGATTCCACGTTCAGCAGCCCTGCGGATCAAAAATTCCCTTCTCGCCGTATCAGCAAAAGAATTATCCATAATCCAGTCAAATTCGATATACATCAATTTCAGTTCAGCAGCGGCGGGTGCGAGCGCATCCCAAATAACAGAACCCTCCCGCTTATCAACATTAGAGGGTACCCGGTCAAGCATTCTCTGTAAAATCATTTCGTAGGTTAAATCTTCATACATCAGAAATTCACCGCCCTTTCTGCGATAATATCACCATAAATAGTGCGTGCTGTGAATGTTGTGCGGACCGTTTTCCCTGTCACGTTGAAATCAAAACTATCAACGCTTTCAATTCGTGAATCGTGTGTTAACGCTTCTTCAATTCGCCGCTTGATTTCGGGTAGAACAAAGGAAATCGGTTCGCCATATAAATCTTTTAATTCAATACCATAATCCCATGAATAAATGATATATTGATATCTTTCAGTATTGATGATTTTATATATAGCTTGTGCAACTGCCGCCTGTTCATCGGTGAAGCCTCGAATATTCAATTTGTCAAAATCCATGCGGTAAGTTCTACTTGTTTGTTCTTCAATTGTAAAATCTTGACTTAGAAAGCCATTATTCGCTGGTATCATGTTCCCACCCTATCCAATACGATAAATTGTTGACCGCCCTGCACCCGTAGCAATAGAACCTTTTCACCGGCAACTAAGCCATTATGAACAGTAAACGTTTTTCTGCCAACGTAAGCATGGCGATGTGACGAAGGTTGCATGGTATGACTATGAATTGCCGGGGAAGATGAACCGCCGCCTGTATGAGTATCTTGAATAGCGTGTATATGCGCTGTTTCGTTATCTATCAGGTGCGTATGCTGCGTTTCGTCTTCCGTATCATGGAAAACTGTCATTTCAATTTTATGTTCAGTCACATTTCGCGTTAAAACTAATTGTGGTGATTCAAGCGTCATTTTTTGATCCACATTTATTTTCAGCGGGGACGCACTTGTGACCGTACCAAAATACACCCCTGATGGGTTGTTTGCCTCCACCGCTTGTAAGGCCGCTATTTTTGCGGCTTCGATAATTCCACCAAAATCAGCCAATAAATTCACCCCCTCGCATCGTTAAATCCATGGAATGCTCATCCTTGTTAAATGTATGAACCGCTTTTTCAACCAACATACGGTTCATGACTTTCATGTCGCCTAAATCCAAGTTAACAACCAGCATCGATCCTGCCCTTACTTGAACAGCGCCCAGAGCCTTTGTAATCTTTAATTTTCTAGTTTTCATATTGTATAAAGACAACAGGGCATCCGCTTTTGCCGCGCCATCCTCGCCATCCTGTAACGTATCAAAATATTGCAATATGCCCCACGCATTTATATTTTCGCTGTCCTGAGCAATATAGATATCTCGTTTGCCCGTTGTGTCATTTTCCCGCGAAAGCTTGATTTTGTTATAGGTTGCATCATCAATACTGGATGTGTAGTCGAAATTTTCCCCTGTTTCTTCATCAACCAGAATACCAACTTTCAATTGTTCTAAAGACTTCAGCGATAGCAATCCAAAGTCATCATATAGAACGTATATGTTTTTTCGGTTAGTTAGTTCAAGGTCAAGCGCATTTTGAATAATATCAAGCATGGTTTGATTATCTTCAACTCGTGATGGAATAACGAAACTCGTGCTTTCAATTGGTCCTAGGTTCAAACGGAAATCGGATGCAACCATCCTGATTACATCCGATGCTGTTTTATTCGTATAAACATAGGTATCTTTATTCTTTAAGTATCGTAGTTGGTCATATGCCGTAACATCAATGATTTGCTGCTTATCGCGTTTTTTGCTGAATATGAACCCATAAAAAACATTTTTGCCGTCAACCCGCAGCCGAACTGCGTTTCCCTCCGTGAAATTGATTATTTCGTCTTTTACAACGGAAAATTTAAGTCTTGAAGGTGAACCTTTTCGTTCAGTTGTCCATTGAACCCCATCTTGTACAACAGGCTGAAAGACATTATTTCCGTTTTGAATTAAAAGCTCGTAGGTCAACTGAACACCCCCTTTATGGAATGCTTAAAACTTGCCCGGGATAAATCAGGTTGGGATTTGAAATTTTGTCTTTGTTCGCATTGAATATTTTGGGGTAATCGTTGCCGTTATTGTAATATTTTTTTGCAATCCCCCAAAGAGTATCGCCATTTGCCACCGTGTATGTCCTTGTTTGCGGCTGATTTCCGGCTGGCCTTGCTTGCTGGATAGCGGCTTGCGGCTTCGCCTGCTGGAACGTTATCTGGACAGTTTTCGTTGCATATGGTTTATATTGCTTTAGCTTCACGTCAAGAATCAGATCAAAGCCGCTTTGCGCATCCTCGTTGACTGCATAATCCTCCATGCTGACTTTGATATTCGTATCAAAAAGAAGCTTTCCATTCGGTGTAGTGCGTGAAACAATAAACTGAAATGGATTAAGGTCAATTTTTAGCTTTTCAAAAGCGTTAAGAAAAAACGATGCTCCTTGAAAGCCATTTTTGTATCTGGCGAACGGATATTGCATTTGTGGAATCAGGGCCTGAAACGATATATCCGAAAGTCCCGCTTGCTTCAGAATATTTATTTCCCCCTCGTTTATCATGGTAACAATTTTATTTTGATTCTTAATCTTTAGCTGAATTTTGGAAGGGGCAACCGGCAGTAATATTTTATCAAGATATACGTCATACATTACGCATACACCCCCTCCGCAACCATTTCAATTCTTTCCATCATACCTTCACCGATATAATCAATAATTCCATCTAAATCGACTTCTGAATTAACGTTGTTCACTACCCCGCCCATATCAAATTTGATTTCGGCAATTGTGAATTTATTTATCGTATCGCGCTCTGCTATGTCACGCAAATACTTCAAATCTTCTTCGCCGGTATTTTTCATCGCGGTTGTATTACCCGCAATATTGGCGGTGTCATTGGCAATGCCGCCAATATGGCCTTCGCCGTCAAAATTGGTCACGACAAAGTCGGAAGCGGCGATGACATCAATTCCGCGGTCGAAGAAATCCCCGAAGCCGCTTTCGATACTTTCACCCTTTTTATATCCGGCGCTGAAAGCGTCTACATATTCCCAGTGGTTAAGCTTCTTGGCTACCTCTACCCATTCGGAGTTGCTTTTTACGTGTGCGGTTGCCATTTCTATTTCTGATAATTTTTTATCGATTCCGCTAGTGATATCAATCGCAACGCCCGGTATTTTATTGAGTATCGCTTCAATCCCCCGGGCCATAACCGCGACTTGATTCAAGACAACGGCGGTCAGGTCAAGGAATAGGATTTGAATCGATGCTACCGGATCGTGGAAAACATTTGCGAAAAAATTGATAAATGACGCGATACGATTCCATGTCGGCACAATAAAACTGTTGTAAATAAAGGCTCCCAATGTATAAAAGCATCCCATTATTACGCCCGCCGCACTATATGAAGTCCCCGCGAGGTTGTTCATTGCATTTACCCCTATGATTATGGCGGCAGCAATCGCTAATATCCCGATCACAAGCCACGTTACAGGGGATGCCCACATGGCAGCATTTAAACCCCATTGCGCCGTTGTCTGTAACATGGTAGCTATTTTCCAAGCCGCAAACGCTCCGGCTATTCCCAATATGATAGGTGCAATCCTCGGCCAATTATCAGCAAAGAACGAATGGACGGCAAAGGCAGCATTGATAATTTGCCCGATTGTTTGAATGACGAATTGGATCGCCGGAACCAATGCGAAAAACAATTGTTCAATTTGTGGCATATGTTCTTGGAAAGTACCGAATAATAATAATATTACCGGCAATAATTGCGCCCCAAAACTAGCACGGATTTCATTAACAGAATTTTTCATCTGCGCTAAATGCCCCGTAGGCGTATTACACATCGCATCATAAAGACCCTCCCATTCAGCAATGATGCCCTGAATGGCAAGTGCTTTTTCCATATCCGTTCCATTCTCAATAATTTCTTTTTGCGCTTCGGATAATGCAAAGCCTTTCAAGCTAATTCCCTGAATGTTTCCGTCAAATGCCTTTCCCAATTGCGTCGCATAATTCACCATTTGCTGATAATCAACCATCTCTCCGCCTGACATACCGGCCGCATAATTAGTAAGCGTATCCATCATAACTTGAACCGCCTCCGCGTCTTTTACGAATGAAGAAAATTCGGCGGCGGCACCGGTCATAGAAATTTTATCGTACATGCCTTGCGCTTGAATCGTGGCGGCTTGTTGTTTCAAGGCTAAGAAGTCTGCTTCTGATGCACCCTGATTTGCCAAAACATTTGCAAGCTGCTGTTCAGCTCTTATCTGCTGATTAGTCATGTCAATACTATCATCAACCCAATTTTTTGCTGCTCTCAAAGTGAAAATCCCCATTATCCCAGCAATAGCACCCTTTAACCCGTTGGCAGCATTTTCGCCATTACGGATTTCATTGTTGAAAGCCTGCTGTTCGTTGACGTTGTCGCGGATACTCCGCTCTGTCGTACTGATGATTGAATTCAACTGGTTGTATGCCGCATTCGCACCTGAAACATCCATGCTGTCAATCGCGCTGTTCATATTTTCCTGAACCTGAACCGCTTGACTTAGCTGTTGCCGCAAATGTTCTACTTCGGCATTTGCTTGTTCCACACCTACAACGGCAATTCGGGACTTTTGAACTTGTTCAATCTGGCTGCGCAATGCCTGAATCCGCGAAACCATAGAATTGATTTCGTTCAATGCTTGCGGCGGTAAAATCCGCATCGCGTTGGCATTTTGCCCGATGCGTTGCTGGGTAGCGGTCAGGCTGCTTAACATATTATTGGTGGACTCAATTTCTTGCCTGTAACGGTCAAGCCCGTTCCCGCCATATATTTCAATGTTTTGCGGGGTATTCCATTCAATGTTGTTCATTTCCTGAATGGCACTCATGCTGGTGCGAACTCGTTTTTCAACCGATTCAGCAATATCATTTATTTGGCTAAAACCGGCATTTAGAATTGAAAAATCCCCCTGCTCAACCGCTGCATTCATGCTTTCCTGAATATTGACAATGCTATTCATGTTTGACCGCATGTTTTCCATTTCGGAATTCATGCGGTTTACTGAATCACTATCCAGCAAGGAAGCATCAACATCCTGCAATCCGGAAAGCATTTGGCCAAGCTCGGCAATCCGCTGATTCGTTGCGTTTATGTCCCCTGAAGCATTAGGGGGCAGCAATTCCATGTTTAAAGCCTGTTCTCCGATGCGCTGCTGGCTTTGCAATATTTCATTTGTGATATCGTTAAGGGAACCCATTTCAAGGTTCAGCCTGTCGAGGCCTGTATTTTGAAAAATGGCAATTCTACTCTCAATGTCCCAAACAGGAGTAACCTCAACCGCCTTAGGCTGTATGCTTGATAATTCATCTTCAAATTGCCTAATGCCGATTGTCGCAGCATTTATCTGGTCACGAATCGCGCCGAAAGAATCGACATTAATGTCACGTGAAGAAGTGTCTTGGACATCCTGAAACGCACACAGAGTCATATTCATTGCATTCGTAATATTATTAAGTACTGCCGATATATTATCAGCTAATGAAATTGAAGTTTGAATCGCTCCCATAGCATCCTCCCTTTCTGTAAAGGAACAGCAAGCGAAAGTTATCTCTTCCGCTTGCTGTTCCTTTCGATTTCAGCCGCTTGTTTTTTATCACTTTCAACTTTGATTTGGGTTGATGCGTAATAAAATGCCTTTACCGCGGTTTCAGACTCAAACCATTCGTCTATTTGGGATGGTGACCAGTGTAGCTTATGAATCGCATAATGCAGAAAATTAGATTCATAATCACCATCCATGATTAGTTTTTTGCTTCGTCAATCTTTTCATCAATTGAAACATTGAACCCATTGAATTTTTGAACAAATGCAGTAAATGCCATGTATTCGCCGGTATCATCAAGCATTTCCAGAATTAAATCTTCGGGAGTTTTTACACCATATGAATCTTGAAGGGCGGCATCGCAAAGGTCAGGAAAAACTACCGATTCCGCTAGCAATTTAGAAATATATTTGCTTGAATTTACTTTAGGTCTGTACATGCCCGGTTTCCCTGTGACAGGCACTTCAACGGTGCAAGCATCCCGAATCTTCTCATCCTCTTTTGTGGGGATATGTCTGATTTCCCACAATAGGGGTTCCCCCTTTTCATCGGTTAAGCTTTTCGTGGCCGCGAAGATCGTGTTTTCTTTCACGGTTTTATTTTGTTTCATAAAGCGTGATAATATTGACATAATAATCATCCTTTCAAAAGTTGTTCCCCCGCGAAATTGTTATCGCGGGGGATTATGAATTTTTACATTCCATCCAAATCTTTAAATTTTTCAGGCATATCCCAAGATTCAAATGTTCCGGATAAATCCTCTTCGAGAATTTCCTCCCCAGCCTGAAACTTGGAAAGAATCACCGAATCAAACAGGCAATCTTTATGAATTACTGTTTGCCGACCTACCGCAGAAGTAGGATCTTCGTTCGTCACTTGAATTTCAAAATAGGGTATGACGCCTGTTTTTTGATATTCGTCAGCAACAGCGCGGATGTGTGAACTATTATAATGCGCTGTACCTTTCCATGTACCTTTCCCCCCGGCGGCCTTATGCCCCATACCAACCTTCCCCAAAATGGGGATATCAGTAATATTGATATCCCATTTAGATTCAAAGTCGGTCATGTGCATGAAATTAAGCCGCCGCCCTCTGATTGTGACAAAGCAGGATGCAAGACTTCCGTATACTGCATCCTTTGCGTTCATAATAGGACTAGACATTGTTTAAACTCCTTTCTATGCCACGGAAACAGTCATATACAGCTGCTCCATTGCATTTACAACTGTTACGACATCTCTTACTAATACGGATCGTTTCGTGTTGCCTTCTTCAACAGTTACATTGTCGCCGCTAAAATCCTGAATCGCCCGGATGGTTTGCAGCTGGTCATGATGCTGAACGATGTCTGACCACAAACTAATTCGCCCATCTGCGTCATTCGGGATAATTCCCAAATATTTTGTGCTAAATAGGACAGCGATATCATTGGCGATTTGGTCAATCACTCTAATTGTCTGATTCTGCTTGAGATCATCGCCTTTCTCTGCCGTTGTATTGACGAGGCTGTTGATATCAGCAAGAACACGGATTTCAGAATTACCAACACGATGAAAGGCAAATTTCCCACCCAGTATAGCGCGTTCAAGCTGGCTTTGAGTAAAGGCAACATTCATTGCATATTCGCCGGTATATATCCTATTCATAGCGGATTGATTCACGTTTGTTCCCGCAAGAACACCGGTTGCCCAATATACTGCACTCCATTCATCCGCGCCGTTATCGGTGACAGAATTCATCACATCAATAACACCTTCGTAATCGGAATTAGCGTCCGGGTTGAACATAACACACTGGAATTTCACACCTTGTTCATCACGCATCCTTCGCGTAAACGCTCCATAAAGCCCTTTTACCGCAGCATCGCCAGATAGGCATCCGATTGTATTGAAAGAGTACCCTTCAATAACATCAATGTAAGTTTGATGGTCGGCGTTTGTAATCATGGGGGACGCGCCGCCTGAAAGCGGTGTTCCCGCCGTTAAAGTTAAAGCTGCCGATTTCCAAATGACAAAATCATTTTCTGAAAGTTCAGCGGAAGAAGCAACCGTTTGTTTATAAACAACAGTTGTATCAAGTAAAACAGTCACATCGAACTTTGAACTTTCATCAACATTTGCCGCAACAATGATTTTCAGCGCGTTTCCACGTTCACCGGCAAATTTAGCAGTTGCAAGCGTGTTACTTGCTTTTGTACCGCCGTCACCAAGCCGGAAGATATAACCAAGCCGGATATTTTTGAAAAGATCACGCAACCCCTTCATTTTGGGATCAGTAAAATCATACCCAAACAATTTCAGACTGTTTTTCTGAAAATCGCTCGAACTCACTTCTAAGACTTCACCGGCCGCGCCCCAATCATTGATAATGGGGATTGTGGCAATTCCACGATCTGAAAGTGTTGCAGTTGCCCGCGCCGCTGAAATAAAATTAATGTACGCACCGGGCAAAATTTTATTTTGTGCTACCCATAAGCCACCGCCAAGAGCCATTTAATTCACCTTACCTTTCATAAAAGTACCAATGATATTTTCGACAGCGGCATGAGAATACAACTTGTCATCTTCAAGTAGTGTTCTTAAAATATCGCGCCGGTGACTGTACCAATTGGATTTTAAAAGTTGTTCTTTGCTGAATTTTGGGATGCCGTCATCAGCATCATCAACATTTTCCGGGGGAGTGATATTACTACCATTCGGATCGCCGATATTCCCGGAAGTTTCAGGAACTTTACCGACTTTTTCTAAAATCATTTTAATAAGATCATCATTCTTGATGTTCTTATCAGCTTTGATTTCATTCGCCGCCGCTATTTCAAGCAGTTGTTCCTTTTTCATGGGTCTTAACATTGATTCTGTATACAGATTATCCATTAGATTTTCCTTTCGTTTTAATTTTAGGAAGTTCAAGAGTTTCCATCGGTGTTTCTTCCTTGACCTTCTTCAAAACCATATTGTAATTGACAAAGAAACTTAAAACACCATTTACCATTTCACCGCGCCGGTTAATTCCCCTTTGGGGATCACCGTCAACTGTAATTTCTTCGAGTGCTATAAATAAAGCATCAAGCACGTTGTTACATTCAGCTTTTGGTTTATCCGTTGCCGGAAAATACTGAATCACAAACAAATTATTCCGTTTAAAGCGTATGTTCAATAACTCTTTATTGCCAGGGTTCACAAGCTGGATAAAAAAACAAGGTTCTTTCAAGCCCTGTTTTACTGACTCCGTGTAGATTCTGTAACCATCACCGAATGTCTCATTCAGCTTTACGCTTATTCCATCGATAATCTTGTTAAGCATTGAACAATCCTTCTAAAAATTTATTTAACTTGTTTTCCAGTATGCGCGGCGCGTCCGCTTCCAGTTCTTGTTCCGATATAGTCAGCATGAACCGCCCTTCAACCCACCCTAAATGATCACTGGTTCTATGTCCAAATTCAACATATGAAGCGTATTCAGTAGGATTAATGACTTCAATTTTATAATTCCCGCCCACCTTGACCACTTCACCAATTGACCAACCGCGCCGCAATGTGCCGCCTTTTTTACCGGTTGACTTTGGATATTGACCTACGGGGGTTCTTAATATTACCTTTCGCAACAATCGGGCAGCTAATTCTTTAACCGCCGCTTCACTGAACCGGTTTATATCATCCGGTTTCAGCTTGTTCAACTTTTCAGCGAATTGTTCAAGACCTTTAAATTCAACTTTAACATTTGACATTAAGCATAATCCTTAAACAGTACCAGCGGAATTTCCTGATGATTTTCAAAAACCCCCGCTTCACCGCTTTGTGCAAATTCAAAAACTCTACCCGTTGAAAATTGAGTAACAACAATTTTTGAACCCGGTTTGATGATAAGCGTTTCATCAATAAACAGTTTTGTCAATTGAACCAATTCGGCGGCTGCTTCCGTTTGGTTTATGGGTTGAAGTCTTTCAAATGATAGTTTACATAATATA